AGTTGAATCAACAACTGCTCTAACAGCAGCTGATGGTGCTGGAATTGGCTACATCGTAGTACCTTCAGTAGTTGGTGACACAACAGCCCTAGCTCTTGATGAGCTTAAGGATGCTGGTTACGAAGCAGCTAATATCACTACAGCATCTGGCACAACTAACACCGCTACACAGATCACAACAGTTAATGCTACAACTACAACCTCAGCAACTCTAACTATTGCTGGTGGAACAACAACATGGCCTGTGGGTACTAAGGTCACCATCACAGCAGGTACAGGCATCCCAGCAGCACTTGTTGGTACTTTCTCTGTAACTGGTGGTTCAGGAAGCACACTCATTGTTGCAGGTACAGGCTTTACTGTTGCCAACTCAGGTGCTATTACACCTGGCACAGTTCTAAAGGGAACAGCCGCAACAATCAGAACACAGTCAGTTGCAGCAGGAACTGCTTCAGTTCTTTCATCAGCAACAATTACAATCACACCTTGGGCTGCATAAACTTCCCAACACAAACAAAAAGCCCCCGGCTAATAACCGGGGGCTTTTTGCTTTGTGCTTTTAGTTCTTTGGGAATTGTTTTAGAAAACTCTCATATCTAGCTCCATTTGTTTGACCTGGATAGATTTTCCAGGAGGACCAGTCCTTTCCGCCGTTAGTCATGTGGTACGCAATTTGTGCGTTAGTCACAGGGTCTAGAAGGTCCTTGTTGGTAGTGAGATCAAACTTTTCCCTGCGGTCTTCTCCCAGATTTCCAATCATGTTAATCTGAAATACACCGTAGGAGTGATCTCCTGTATTGTCATTTCCGTTGTAGGCAAGTGGGCGACCGTTAGACTCTTTTTTAGCCACTGCGTAGGCAACCTTGAGAGCTTTTCCCTCAAAACCAATTGCACTAAGCAAATCAACTAAGTCTGTGTCTGACAGCTCTATTGCTCCTCTGTACTTATCAAGCGGGTCCGTAATGACTACTGGTGCATTTGCAACCGGTAACGCTGACGCCATTGGCGGACAGTGTCCTAGGATTACAAGTATCACAATTGCCATTGCGTTACGTTTTCTGATATTGAACATTTCTGCTCCTCTCAGTTAAAAAAGCACTATCACTAGTGCTTTCTAAACTCTAGGTTGCCACAGAGTTACATCTTAGGTCAAGTCCAAACAAATATATTTTTTATATTAAGACAAATACACGCTTAGATGGTCTAATTTAACTACATAAATCTTGTTATTTGATACGGACGACACACTCTTCTACTCTGAATTTGACATCTTCTACAGAATGAGTATCGATAAATGACCGTATCTGACTGGGCCGCATTCACCTCCGTTATTCTTGGAGTAGGCGGCGTAACTATCCTTGGTATCAAGTGGACCATCAAGCACTACCTAGCTGAACTTAAGCCCAATGGCGGCTCAAGTATGCGTGACGCCGTTACTAAAATAGGTTCCGACGTAACGGAAATGCGAGTTTCTTTAGCTCGACTTGAAGGTCGCTTTGATCAACATGTTGACGAAACGCCAGAGTGGTAGTACTTTTGTAGGGCGGGAATCCCGCCTAACACGAAAGAGAGAAAAATGAACACAGCACAGCTTCAAGCAGCGTTTGGATCTTATATCCGCGCATCAGCGGCAGCAGTAGCGGCTTTATATATGAGCGGCATTACGGATCCAAAGACGCTCCTTAACGCATTCATTGCTGGCCTTGTCGGACCTCTTGCAAAGGCCGTCAATCCAAAAGACAAGTCGATTGGCATTGGCGCGTCCAAGTAACTAGATTTACCAAAGGGGGCTGATAGAGATATCAGCTCCTTTTTTGTTGTATACTAAACGTGGAGGTAATAATGATTAAATGTGCTAATTGCGAGACAGCAGCTGTTTACACGGTAGCTCATCCTGCGGCTAATTCTGTTGACTATTGTTCAACTTGTTTACCACGCTGGCTACTTTCTGAAGCGGCTGATGGTCGCTTTGTTCTTCGCTCAGAAGGACCAAAGAAAGAAGAAGAAAAGCCAAAAGCTATTAAAAAGAAAGCAGAAGAGGAAACTCCTGCTGATGAGAGTAACTAAAAGAAACGCAGTCCAGGTACACCCTGTACCTAAAACTATGGTTAGCCCAAAAGGCCCATTTCCTAGGGAGCTTTTTGACGAGCCAGATATTGTTGTAGATTACGAATCCTCAGACAATGAAGACGGAAGTGATTTTCCTTTAGGTGCTACATCTCAAAACGAATTTAAACCTGTAAGATATTTACGTTGTTCTGTATGCCTAGTCAGAGTGCTAGAAACAGAGACCCAAGACCACGTTTGTGAGGAATAATGGCTAGACGTAGTAAAGCTTATTTAGAGGGAATGAATCGCGCTAGCGAGGGTTTAGCTCAAGCTAAAGCAAATAGTGATAAAGCCGTTGCAAGGCGCGAACTTAAAGAGGGCCGCGATGAAGTACTTGAAAATACAGAGTGGCTTGTCAGCGTTCCTAAAGAATTAAGAAACGCAGGAGCTGAAGTAAAGAACGCCCCTACTACAAACCAAGAACGCCCTAGAGCTTGGACTATTGCCTACCACCCAGCTGATAACAAGCTAGTAGTGGTTTTTCGTGACAATACTTGGTGGCAATACAACAACGTCCCAGTTAGAATGTGGGAAGCTTTAAAAGCTAGTGGCTCTACTGGTAAGTACCTTAGAACCTCTGGCCTTGATCAATGGCCAGATATGGGCCCAGCCAGTATGGATGATTTCTCTTCTGGCGCCAAAGAAAGAATTAGCCAAACAGCTCAAATTGGTAGTAGGCTTGGAAAGCCGCTTCCAGATGACTTTAACATCAAAAACTTTACAGCGAAGGAATTATTTAACGAAATTCTATGATTACATACGGACAACTATACGGCGGAAAACTTGAGTACTACCACAGAAAGCTTTTACCTATTATTGAGATTGGCTGGACTCAAGAAACAGATCACCCATACCGCAAAGGCTCTTGTTTAGTCTTTAGACTGCCTTTTACAAAACCTGCGGTTTATTTTGGCAAGTGGATCCCTGGATCAGAATTGCCATTTGAAGACGATATTACAATAGACTCACGACTGTCGGATGCTATGAAAGTCCGCAAAATTTGGGAACCGGAGGACGGCAGTTATGAAGAAGCTTTTTTCAAAGAGTAGTGAAAATTGGGATAAACCCTTTTCCGAAAAAGTTGCGAGGCGCGTCTCCAAGATCCCTACAGCAGAGCTTGAAATGTGGCTAGAACAATCCATTTATGAAGTTGGGCGCTGTCTTTCTGGCTATACCAAGAACCGTGAAATGGTCTACCTACAAGAAGCTAGGACCGGAGCTGAAGCTCTACATGCCGTAGTTGAAGAGTTGTACAAAAGGAACGCTAAGCCTTAAATAGATTTGTCGACTTTGTGCTAAACTAAGCTTGCCTCTCTCTTCCTCTCCCCGTGTGGTGGCAGCAAACGGTCTGGGTTTAATAGCCCGGACTTTTTGTTTTTAACTAGACTTAAGGTTAATATGGACAACAACATTGTTTTAGAAGAAGAAGACGAAGAGTTTTTTCCGGTAGACGCGGAAGAAGAAGACTTTGCGCCTGAAGAAGAAATAGACGAGCTTGATGAGCTTTCAAAAGAATTTGTTAAAAAGATAACAGATAGAACTGTACAGTTTATGACCGCGCTTGTTGGTCATGAGCTACACCCTTACCAAATGCCTCTTGCTCGTAGAATTATTGAATCTGTAATTATTAATGATGGTGAAGAAATTACAGCACTTGCCGCACGTCAGTCCGGTAAGTCAGAAACAATTGCTAACACTGTAGCTACACTCATGGTTTTACTTCCACGCCTTGCAAAGATGTATCCAGATTTACTAGGTAAATTTTCAGAAGGTATTTGGATTGGTATGTTTGCACCAGTTGAAGGTCAGGTAGAAACACTCTTTGGTCGTACAGTAAATAGACTTACATCTGAGCGAGCGCTTGAAATCCTTGGAGATCCAGAAATTGATGACAGTTTGGGTAAAGTTCCTGGAGTTACCCGTCAAATTAAATTAAAGAACTCAGGCTCATCTCTTATGATGATGACAGCTAACCCACGTGCAAAGATTGAATCTAAGTCCTTTCATCTTATTGTTATTGATGAGTGCCAAGAAGCCGACGACTTTGTGGTCTCTAAGTCAATCTCGCCTATGCTTGCTTATTACTCAGGAACTATGGTTAAAACAGGCACACCGACCACCCATAAGAATAATTTTTATAGATCTATTCAGTTAAATAAACGTCGTCAAACCAACCGTAATTCTAGGTTAAACCATTTTGAGTGGGACTGGAAAGACGTAGCTAAAGTTAATATTAACTACGGCAAGTTTATTAAAAAAGAGATGTTGCGCGTTGGAGAAGACTCTGATGAGTTCCAAATGTCCTACTCATGTAAGTGGATGCTTGAACGAGGTATGTTTGTTACATCTGTAATTATGGATGAGCTTGGTGACACTTCTCAAGAAACAGTTAAGGCTTGGCATAGAACACCTGTAGTTGTAGGCATTGACCCGGCACGAAAGCTCGACTCAACTGTAGTTACTGTTGTCTGGGTAGATTGGGATCGACCAGATGAGTTTGGTTATTACGACCATAGAGTTTTAAACTGGATGGAAATCCAAGGAGACGATTGGGAAGATCAATATTTTCAAATTGTTAGCTTCCTTAACAACTACGACGTTCTAGCTGTAGGTATTGATGCTAATGGCGTAGGTGATGCTGTAGCCCAACGAATGAAACTTTTGTTACCAAGAGCAGAAGTTCACTCAATCGGTAGTAGCCAACAAGAGCAATCTAAGCGTTGGAAGCACCTTAAAGCTTTAATTGATCGTCGTATGGTTGGCTGGCCGGCACATGCTAAGACACGCCGCCTTAGAACGTGGAAACGCTTTTACCAACAAATGACAGACCTGGAGACAAAGTTCCAAGGTCCTAACTTCTTGGCACATGCCCCAGACGAGGCTCACGCCCACGACGACTATGCAGACTCTTTAGCTATTGCCTGTGCCCTAACTATGGATTTAACCATGCCGCAGGTAGAAGTATCCTCTTCTCCATTTTTTAGATAATTTCCACTTTAGCCTGTTTATCAGCTTTAAAAGTAGGACACTTTTACCGAGGTCCTCAAACCAACATTTAGGAGTCATTAATGACAATTGCACCAGATCCAAAGTTCCCTGAAAGAGTAGGAGCTATTTACGACCGCAAGATGGCAGGCGCTGTCCCAGGACAACGCGGACCACTTCGCTTTGAAGAAGGCATTGCAACTGATACAGACGTACCAGCTCAGTTTACAAACGGAGCAATGCAGGGATACATGCCTGCACCAGGTCGCGCTAATCGCAATGCACCTGTTTGGCAAAAGACAGCTGAAGAGACAATGCGTGAACGCGCACATGTTGGTTCAGCTGCATGGGTAGAAGCACCACAAAACTTGACAGACTTTGCTGCTGGCGGTTTTGCTGATCATGGCGACAATCGTTTTGAAGAAGTTATTCGCAACGGTGCTCGTCAAAGTGCTATGAACCCTGCTGTCGTCCAGGACTAATTTAATAAAGTTTCTCGTCCCCCGTTTCTACGGCGAATACGTGGCGGGGGCGAGAACTTCTTTATAAGGATTGAAAAATGCTAATTAGAGGTAAAGAAGTAAAAGAAGGACCAACGGAATACCCCGCGAACCCTAAACTGTACAACATGATTAAAGCTCAAGCTTTGTCAAAGTTTCAAAAATCATCACCTGCGCGAGGCCACTGGATTCACACAAAATACAATCAACTGGGTGGCAAGATGGTTGCTTCTAAAAAAGATGTTGACCCTCGATTTCGTGATTATGTAGAAGAAGAAAAAGAGAAAAAAGAAAAAGCAATGAAGAAAAAGGTTACCAAGCCCGTAGGTAAGGGCTCGATAGCTGGACAGGCATTTAGAGGTTAAAACGCTTTATCGACTTTTATGTTAGTATGTGCGTACTGTAGTGGAAAGGTGTTTTGGTGAGCGGTAGCGGTATTGATTTCTCGCCTCCCAGTTATAGGGCAGCCTCTTCTGATCTAACAATTTCCATCTCTCCGCTTGGGCTTGTAGAGCTTGCGGATGAAGAGTTTGAAGTACACGGTCCGCGTCTAAACCGTTATTCTCTTAACTGGGCTATGTATCTTGGCCACCATTATTCTTATCGCCGTCAAACAGGCGAAACACAGATGGTAATGAATTACTATCGTGCGTTCACAGACTTCGTTCTTAACTTTACATTTGGTAAGGGCGTTAACTTCAGATCACCAAAAGAAACTGAAGCAATTGTTCCAGACCTACTTGAAAGAGTATGGGAAGTAGATAACAACAAAGCCACAGTATTGTGGGAAATCGGTCAGCAAGGCGGTGTATCAGGTGATTGCTTTATTAAAGTTGCTTACGAAGAAGCATGGAATGATCCCTCTGGCCGCTTGCATCCTGGCCGCGTCCGTGTTCTTCCTCTTAACTCATCTTTCGCTTTTCCAGAGTTTCATCCTCATGACCGCGAGCGCCTTATTCGTTTCAAGCTCAAGTATCGCTTCTGGGGTACATCGCTTGAAGGTACGCGCCAAGTATTCACGTACACAGAAATCTTAACTGATGACATCATTGAAGAATATATCAACGACGAACTCATTGACTCTCGCCCTAACCCGCTTGGCACTATTCCCATTATTCATATTCCAAATGTTCGTATTAGCGGTAGCCCTTGGGGTCTTTCTGATTGCAATGACATTATCAATATTAACCGCACTTACAATGAAACTGCTACGGACGTTGCTGATATCGTTAATTACCACGCAGCGCCAGTCACAATCATCATCGGTGCTAAGGCTTCTCAGCTTGAGAAAGGCGCTAATAAAGTCTGGGGCGGACTACCAAAAGACGCCAAGGTAGAAAACTTAGAAGGCGGATCACAAGGCCTCAAGGGTGCTATGGAGTTTTTGGCTCTTATTAAGAAGTCAATGCACGAAATGATTGGTGTTCCAGAGACAGCTCTTGGTCAAGCACAGCCTATTTCTAATACATCAGGTGTGGCACTATCTATTCAGTTCCAGCCTTTGATGAA